ATTTTTTTAAAAAAAACCCGGCAGCCCACACAAATAAGCCACCGGGCACTAAACACACACTATATTATCAACCGTTGTTACCCCTGCGGCAATCGGTATTGAGTCACGGTTATCCCGTTTCTATTCACCACCTTGTCACCCTTCACTAGCACCCCTTTATTAAACAGATTCGTTAACGCCCTTGCAACCGATTTCTCGTTGACCTCGTGACCGAAATAATCAAAGAGCGCAATGGCTGAAATTTGAATTAGCTTTCCTGTGGAAAACAGTTCTGTTATCCGTGCCTCTAGCGAGTTCGCCGACTTGATTAAGCGGGCTAGCTGCTGTGAGGTCATCGAAGAGTTAGGGGTGTGGATGGTGGTTTGCATGGTTAGAACGATTCTTGTTTTTTATAGGTATCAACTACCAAGTTAATACCTTTGTCACCTTGCAGGATCTGAAACTTCAACTGCTTCTGCCCGTTGTAATCGGTTAAATACTGCTCGTTTTGCTTGACCCAGTCGTTGAGTTCTGCGATAGTGATTACCATTGCGCCTAGTACGAATGAAGGTTGTTTTTCGTGCTTCGGGAAACATCTGATTCCCTTTGCGTAGACTTTTTCGTTTGCCATTGTTTTATTTTTTAGAATTGATTTGTGATAAGATTTCTTTTTTTAGTTTGACCGCAGCTGCAATTTTCTTTTGAATTAATTCGTGGTCTAATTTGTCAGCATGGAAAAGCATCATAAACAAAGCGTGGTCTTTTGCTCGTGGGTCAAAGGATATGAACCATGCTTTTGATGTTCCCGTGAATAACATATTAGATTGCATTTGCCAGTAGTATTCTTTGAAGTTTTCTTTGAAGTAGTTTTGATCTTGGATAAGTAAATGCTCGATGTGATTAGCAGAATTGTACGGACATTTGATTTCAAGTATTCCGTCTTTTTGTCCATCTGCCGTGTAGAATACACCATCAGGAGAGCCGCCTGAATATTCATTGAAAGGAACAAAACCGACTTGCTCAACTTCTAAGTTCATTCGCTTTTCAAATTCATTTCGTGCAATCGGTTCGTGTTCCGTTCCCCACTTAGTAGCGAAGTTTTCAAAGAATGCAGATTCACCTGTAATGTCTTCGGCAACTTTTTCAAGTGTGTAGGTTCTTGCGCCCTCACTTAGGATATTAACATCAGCTATCGTTGTTGCTTTGCTTTTTGACCCCGCTAGTTTCATAGACTCAATTTCTTCTTTGGTCATTGGTCTTTTCCCGTCTGTCATTAAGCGGTGCATTTCGGATGAGGTGAATTTTCCGAGTCGTACTTTGTCCCAAATGTCAGTGCCTTGTTCAGCAAGTGATATGATTTCGTTAAGCAGGGTCATCGAGCGTCATTGTTAATTGGTTAGTAATTTCTTGTTCAATAGCAAGTTTTTGAGTTTCGTCAAGATTGACCGTATTTAAAACCTCTTTCACTTGGTCAATCTTTCCGTCTGAAATGGACTGCATAACCGCTCCCATTTGCTTTTCGTTTAAGAGCGTTTTGCTTGGCGTGTAGGTATCAATAACCTCGTCTTGTGATTGCATCCCCATTAATATTTCGGGGCAGTGTAAGCGCCCAAAAAAAGCGGCAGCACGATAGCGAAGCATTTGTTCGGGCATTGTTTTCCATTTGCTGCCGGGCTTACTCATCCAACCTTCGGCAACCGCCATAGCAATATTGACCATTGATCCTTCGATTCTGTTTCCATTCACATCAAGCGTATGTGCAATACATGAACGCTTTTCGCCCTCGCCTGACATTTCAAACTTTAATCCGCCTTTGAATTTGTCATTTGAATTAATGACTGCGATAATGAATGTACTTGACCATGACGGTTTGCCTTGAATAACGTGAAGGTTTTGCATGACCATGATCGGGCTTACTTTGATTCGTGAAGCCATTTCCAAAGCAATCATTGTGTTTGAGATGTTACCTTGATAGTCTTTAGGTACTAAGGTTGAACTCGCTAAAGCCTTTGCCATTCTTTGAGCAGCTTCAAAACTGCCTTCATTCATGTAGGTATTTGAAATAGAATCGTCTTTGACAATTTCTAATTCTCCTTTTGGTAAATCGTTTTCCATTTTTCTGATTTTAATATTAGTTTTATATTTTCTGATTTAGGGACGGCTGCAACCGTTCCTTTTTTTATTTAAGCGTGTTTCGAATTTTCTTCTATTTCACTAGCGACATTGTTAAGTGCCTCATAAACTAATGACGGGTTTGTCATTACATCTTTAGCGAGTTGGCGAATGAGTGAAACCTGTCTATCTAATTCCATTTTGAGAATGTAACTGCTAACAGAATTATCATCGTTTATTCTTTCAACTGCTTTATCCGCCTCTGAAATGAATGCAGACGCTAAATGCTTGGTTTGCTCGGTCTTAAATGTTTGACCGTCTTGTGTTGCTATTTTGAACATTTGTTATTACTTTTGAACTGTTATTACTATTTGAATTAAGTCGGGCTACTACCCGGCTTTTTTTATTTGAATCGGTTTAATATTTTGCGTTCGTAACTCTGAGCGGACATTTCCAAAATCAAGCCGCCGTTAGTAGACAAAGTGAGCTGATCGCCTCTGTCCTCTTTCACTCTCCAGATGGTTTTACCTCTGAGAATGGGTCTTCTTTTATTGGGATTGTGTGCGCTCATAGTATTGCGATTAGAGTGATTAGTGCAAATGCTGCGATGAATGAGATAATGTCGTAGATGTCAAATTTTGCTTTCATGCGTTTGCGGTATTAGGATAAGTGCCTTCAATTTCTTTAATGTCAAACTGAATAGGTTCGTGGAAAATGTTGTCGATGCGTTCGAGTTTCAATCCAGGTGCGAGTTGCTTTTTAACCTCGCCAATTTCGTTAACACGGTTAATCATGTGGCCAAATAACTCTGCCAGTAATGCGTAAGGCGTTTCCGAGTCGATGTAAAGTTCTTGCATTAGCTTTAAGTTGCCTCGCAGGTCTTGTAGTCGTTGTTCTAAGTGTGCTTGTGTCATTGGTGTGTATGTATTAATCGTTATAATATTCACTTATATCCCCCATACTTTCCCTGCATGAGTCAATGAAGTTTGTGATTGTGCTGCGAGTATCTGCGTTCAGCATTCCGATATTCTTTAGAGCCGTTTCAATCTCTTCACGTCTGCCATGAATAGTCCAACGGTCAACTCCCTGACCATCGAAGTAGGCAATCTTTAAAGCGATCTGTTCGATGCTTGTTAGGTTTTGACTCTCTACCTCACGGATATTTGCGGGGATGTCTTTCAGTTTTAGGTTGGCGGTGGTGCGGGTCATTTTAGTTGAGTGTTTGTAAAAAATCTCTTATTAAGATACTAATTTTTGTCTTTTTAAATTTGGCGTATTTTGCTACCCTTTTTTTCTCTGCTTTTGGCAGTCGAATGATTAGTCTTGTATCGTTCATGGGGTCAAATATATAACCCTTGTACATACAAAGCAAGTAAAAGTTTCAATTAAATTTTAATTAGCTGAAAACCACTATAATAAAATGTATGTACAAATAGTACTAGGATTGTATGTACAATAGTTTGTACTATTGCAGAAACAAATATAGAACTATGACACTAACCGAAATCAAACGAGAGCGTCGGCAACTCGCAAAAAAGCTGCACAAAGAATTTAGCAGCAACCCGTACATGGATGCCACAAAGCTAATCGTACAAAAGTACGGCACGGATTGGAAAACAAAATTTAAAACACAGACACATGGAGTATAAAGAGTTTTTACAGACAAAGCAAAAGAATCATATTGTTAGCGGATTTGATGTTGCCCAATCGGATTTGAATAGTAACCTATTCCCCTTTCAACGGTTTATAGTTGATCGAGCATTGAAGGCGGGAAAGTATGCAATCTTCGCTGATTGCGGTCTTGGTAAAACATTAATGCAATTAGACTGGGCGAATCATGTTTCAAAATTTACAGGTAAAAAAGTATTGATACTTGCACCGCTTGTAGTAGTTGAGCAAACAAAAAGAGAGGCTATTAAGTTTGGCATCTCTATTGATTTTATTGATGCCGACAATTACGAGCAACTTTCAAACATTGATACAACTATTTATTCAGGTGTTGTTTTAGATGAATCTTCAATACTTAAAAACTTTGAAGGCGAAACAAAAAAGTTAATTTTAGATTTATTTAAAAGTACGCCTTATAAATTAGCGTGTACTGCAACCCCTTCACCAAACGACCCAATGGAGCTAGGGAATCATTCTGAATTTTTGGATGTCATGAGTCGGAACGAAATGTTAGCGATGTATTTTGTTCATGATGGTGGCGAAACAGCTAAATGGAGATTGAAGGGTCACGCCGTTAAACTGTTTTATCAGTTCATTGGAACGTGGGCTATCATGTTAAACAAGCCACAAGATATAGGCTTTCAAATGGATGGATATGCGCTGCCTTCTTTGAATATTATCGAAAGACAAATAACAACCAACAAACGGGATAACGGTCAACTATTCAATGATGCAATTATTTCAGCAACCAATTTTAATTCTGAATTAAGAGCAACAAAAACAGAACGGTTAAATGAGGTAGTTGATATTATTAATTCCCGCCCCGATGAAAATTTCATCGTTTGGATTAAACACAATGAGGAAGGTGATATTTTACGCAAACTTTTACCTGATGCAATCGAAGTAAAAGGATCTGATACGAACGAATGGAAAAAAGACAAACTACTTGGATTTGCAAATAATGAATTTAGAATATTAATAACAAAAACAAAGATTGCAAGTTTCGGGATGAACTTTCAGAATTGCAGGAATCAGATTTTTGCATCACTAGACTTTTCATTTGAAGGGTTGTACCAAGCTATAAGACGCTCTTATCGTTTTGGGCAATCGAATGAAGTGAATATTTATTTGATTACAACCGACACCATGAAAAACGTACGCCAGTCTATTGATAATAAACAAAGACAATTTGAGTTAATGCAAGATGAAATGGCAAAAGCTATAAACCAAAACTTAAATAATAAAATCATGACAGAATCAAACTTTGATATTAAAGAAGAAAGTAATGAATGGTACTCTATAAAACGAGGCGACTGTGTTCAATTAATTCCCGAAATACCCGACGAAAGTATAGGGCTTTCTGTTTTTAGCCCCCCGTTCGCAGAACTTTATACCTATTCTTCACACTTAGAAGATATGGGCAACTCTAAAGATTACAATGAGTTTCTTTTGCAGTTCGGATTTTTAATAAAAGAATTGTATAGAGTAATGATGTCAGGGCGAAATGTTGCTGTTCATTGTATGGATTTACCAATCCAAAAAGGCAAACATGGATTTATCGGGCTTCGTGACTTTTCAGGATTGCTTTTAAAAGCGTTTGAAGATGCGGGATTTGTTTATGCTTCAAGGGTAACGATATGGAAAGATCCCGTAGTTGAAATGCAAAGAACAAAGGCATTAGGACTACTTCATAAACAAGTGAAAAAAGACTCTACAATGTCAAGGGTGGGTATTCCTGACTATGTAATGATTTTCAGAAAGGACGGCGACCGAACTAATCCTGTTACCAATACTGATTTACCAGTTGACCTTTGGCAAAAATATGCTTCGCCTGTTTGGATGGATATTGACTACGGAAACACACTGCAAGGATTTAGAAACGGTCGTGAAGATAATGACGAAAAGCATATTTGTCCGTTGCAATTAGATACCATTGAAAGGCTAATACACTTGTATTCCAATAAAGGGGATACCGTATTCACTCCGTTCATGGGTATTGGTAGCGAAGTATTCCAAGCGGTTAAAATGGGACGCAAAGGAATAGGATTCGAATTAAAGGAGTCTTATTTCGACCTTGCAAAGAAAAACATTGCATCGGCTGTTGAAATGAAAAAACAACTAACCCTCATCTAATTTGCGCCACCCAATCCCCGATAGCAAGGGGATTTTTTATACCCGACCCGATACGATACTACCCAATATTACTAATAACACACCCCATCGGGTACAAAATAAGCCACCTACGATTGGTGGCTCGACATACAACGCTAATTGCATGGGGGTAGAATGAGCCACAAATGTATAATATATGAGCCGAATGGGCAAATCTTGCGGCGAATAGCTAAGATATTAACCGCAGAAAGTCATGTACAATTGCCAATTATCGCTTTGCGTTGTCCGGTGTTTCAACCTATACCCTTAAAATCGTATCGGTATAGTAAGGTTATAGCCTGAAAAATCATTCCCAAAAGCCTTGACTTTTAAACTTGCCGTTTGCATCGAAAACAATGTCGGAAAACATTCCATATCCATTGAAACGCCCGTCGCTTGTTGCCTCGTGGTCAGAACGCCCATCGGTAAGCACTATATATTGGTCTTTAGTAGCCATGTGCGAATATTGATGTGGTACATCAACTTGGTTCACCTTGCACTCAATCCCAAAGGATTTATATAATTCTACGAATCTTTGGAGGTCGGTTTTTTCGTTTTCCATGTCACAAATTTAGTATATAATTGTGACATATTAATCACCTCACTACCACCCCACCATCAACCTTTTCCGTCCGTAAATTATCAACCTTAAACCCACCGTCCGCAGCAACCTTAACCACCGCAAAGCCGTTGTTCATCTGATTGAAGATAGCGTAGTCCGGGTAGAGGTCGCAAAGGCAACCGATAGTATATACCTCATGCCAGTTACCTTGTACGGTCTTAAACCGTACCTCCGATGTCTTGTGATTGTGAGCCACCAAAGCCGAACACCCTACCTTCATGTAAATGGATCTAGCAAGATTGACACCTCCCGCATTGATTTCATGACCATGCAGTATCGACAAACTACCCGCCTGAATGAGTTGGTGGGACTTGATATGAATGATATTTAAGTCATTGAACTCTAAGAGCTGACTTAATGTAAGAGATTCCACACCATACAGCGCAGGGGCTTGATTGATAATGTAGTTTTCTAGCCTGTTTTCGTGATTGCCGTCTTTAAACAGTATCTTTTGTGTCGGGAATAATTGCCGTAGCTGTCTTAAAAACACCCGCCCCATTTCCAACTCTGCTTTTAAACTCGGTTTATTCGGGATTTGTTGATAGCGTGAACACTTGTAAAAGTCGAAGGTGTCACCGTTTAGTAGTAGCACATCAATATTCTCTTTCTG